GATGTACCGTTGTTTATAATCGAATTTTGTACTGCATACGGGTTGAGGTCAAGCCCTTTTGCGTCTATCCATTTCTGTAAATTTTCAATACTTGGGTAGGGCGTTTGATCTGGAGCTATACCGTTGTTCAAGCCTACTATGTAATCTAGTGCTATAATGTCGTAGCTTAGCTGGTTAAAACTCTCGTTCTTTTCGTACCTAACCGAGTTGAGTAGTGATCTAGTGGCTACCATATCGTTTTCGATTATTAACCCTTTGAGCTTGTCAATTATAACGGTCTGCACCGCCTCGTCGGTTGTCATATCTCAATAGTTAACGTAATTTCCACGCCGCTATGGTTGACCCGCTTTAGGGCCACGGTGCTATTCCAAATAGGGCGTACTTGTGAAATTGTAACCGTTTGGTCGCAGCATCTGAAATAAGAGCGTAGCGTATTTAAAAAGGCTATGTTTAAAAATTCCTTTGTGATTGTGTCAAATTGACCATCTACGCTGCCCGTCTCCACTTCTAGTGAAGGGCTAACCGCGCGTGCTATTGTAAGTAAGCAGTCGTAACGTGCCGAGCTATAGCGGTTGACCCCGTTTAAGACTACAGGTCTAACCAGCAGCACTCGATTAACAGCAAAGAATGCGTAGGGGTCTGCATCCATAGACGCTCCCGCTGCATCGGTCTGGATGAAAGTAATACCGTTAAACTCGAAAATGTTTTTAAGCACGTCGTTAACGTCCGCATTTGCAGCAGGACACGTCCAAGTTTCATCTATGGGTTTTAGTATCATTTCTTTGCTTTTTGAGCGTTGAACGCGTTAAAGTGCGTTAACTTATCTGCAAATATATCAAATAATATCGTATAAAAGTTGAATAGTTTTCTTTTATTATGTTCCGTTTCGTTATAGTTTAAAGCTATGCCCTTTTTATCGGCCCAAAGTTTGAGGTAGTAGTACCTGTTTATTTCGGCGTTATTCACCCCTTTAGTCGCAGGAATGTTGTAAGACGCGTGTACCTCCTCCACTAAAGCGGAGAGGTTCTTTAGCGCTTGCTCGAACTTAAATCGAAACGCTAGGTTGCGTAAAGTGCTGCCTTCGGACTTGAAGCCCGTGCGGCGTTTAAAATCGTTTAACAATTCCGTTTCATTTGCATCTTTAATTTGCAACCAGTCATAAGCGTTAAATTCAGCCATGATGTCATCCACAGTTACGTCAATAACTAGTGCTCTAGCAATGAAACTATCGTTTTTTGTTAACTTGGTACGCATCGTAGTAAATTTTGATGAAGTGGAACAGCGCTAAAATAAACCACGCTAGGAACGTTAAGACTGCCGAACCCGCTATAATTGCGAATATTATTTTTAAAAATGCTAACATATTTTAGTTTTTTAGTTTTTAATTATACCCAACCCCCCGTGTTTTTAACCTCGAAATACATTCGCATCAGTAAAGAATCGAAAAAGTCGGGGGACTTGCCCGTGCGCTCCTTATGCTTGCTTTTCTTTTCTAGTTTTATTTTCATTTCGTCGTCCATTGGTTCGCGTCTAACGCTCTCTAGGTCTGCCATTATTTGCTTGAAATAGTGTTTACAGGCTACGTGCAGCGTTTTTTTCTCGATTAATTCCTTTAGCTTGAACGCGCATTCGGTCTTTAAGTTTGCGAACTGTTTGTCTTTAATCGCTGCCGCGTTGTTCGTGAATGGCTTGGCCGCGGTTAGCTTCTTAAGGCTGTTAGCGGTAAAGCGGCGCAGCCCGTCCGCATCGTAAACGATATTAGAGTGCGGCACGTTGTACTCTTGCGCTAATAGAATTAATTTATTGCCTATCGCAGTCTCATCAATTTTATCTATAGCAATAACCTTCTCCACTACAAACCCGCTCCAGATTGTAATTACGAACACGTCCGCGCCCATGTAGGCGATATCCGCGCTTAAATACCTTTGCGGCGTACCTTTTACAAAAGTGTTTGTGAAAATGTCGCAAATGTCATCGTAGGAAGGGATGAGGGCCAAAACGTTGTCATCATACTCAAAGTTTCCGTAAATAAGGCGCTGAATAGTGGAATCCTCCCCCGTTAAAAGTATTCCTTCGACGTAGCTAGCTACTTCGGGGCTCGGGTTGTCGGTGGGCAGGGCCTGTATAAACTTCTTATGCTCGGGCTCGGCGTTGTCCTTCCACGGCTTGTAATAGCGGTTGTAGACGTGCGTTTTAGCAGGGTTGAAGGTCTCAAGTAACTTCTTAGTAAGTTTGTATTTTTCGTTTAAGCAGCGGCCTAAACGGGTAAAAAGTATGTCTATAGCTTTTGGATCGGTCTCACTGCTCTCGTCGATAGCCGCTCCCGTTAGTTCTAGTCCTCCGAAACGTTCGTAGAGCGGGTCTGAGGGTTTATATGCGGTGTCAATTAGATAAATTACGGAACCGTTCCAAAAAATAAGCTTGTTAAGTTGCTGGTTGTAGGTGTAGTGTTTTTCGTTCAGCAGTCCGATCTCTGCAAATACTTTGAAGAGCGTTACTAGGGTTGTCTTTTTCAAGGTTATCAATTCCTTACGGCCAAGGCCCCACGCGGTACCAGAGTACTCACAAGCCATAAAAGTAAGCCAGTAGCACATGAGGTAAGACTTCCCAGAGAACGCCCCGCCTCCGTAGCCTATGAAGAGCGTAGCTTTGTCGTTTAGCAGTTTCCAAGCCTTAGTTTGTTTTTTCGAGAGCTTCACAGCTCCGCTACTCATCCAAAACGATTTGAAAGTTAACAGGAGGCAGCTTCTCTCCGCCGCTGGTTAGATCTTTTCGCACCGGGGCGTACTCGCCGTCCATTTTGTTCAATTCCGCAATAGCGGCCTTTCTGTCGTTGTAGTCGGGCAGAGCTAAGATTACCATAACGCCGTCTTTAGTCACCACGTTACGCTGCACTTGGAGCGTACCGTCAGCCATTTGCGAGAGTACATTCATTCGCTCGGCTTTGCTCATAACGCGGTACTCCGTGCGCTCTGAAATAGCGGCAACTTTGATGTCCTGCCTCTCTAGTTTTATCTGGTTTTGCTCCTCTTCAAACTGTTTTTTGGCAACTTGCCAATACCTGTCAAAAGTTCTAGTACTCAAATGCCACTCAGCGACGAAGCGCGCCATGACCTCGCCGCGATCCATGCCGAAGTCAATATCGGAGATCATTTCGTTAATCAAGGCGTCACGGTTCGGTTTCATAAAAGCAAAGATACAGCACTTTTCAAATAAAAAACAAATAAATTGCAAAAAAGTTATTGTTTACGCTGTTAACCCGCGCCGTTGTTGGTTTTAAGGCTCAAAGCAACAATGTAAACAAAGAAACAATGAACTCTACAGGGCTATAGTGTATTATTCAATATTTCTATAATATACTATAATCCTATATAGCTATATAATACTATATTATTAATATTAATATTAATATTAATTATTATTGTTTATATTGTTTACTTAGTAAGTTAGCCCCCGCCGTTGTTGGGATTGATGCGTAAACAATGATTGTTGCTTATTGTTGCTTTAGTTGCTTATTTTAACAGTTTTTAACAGTATTTAAGAAAAAACTAAAAACTTTCATTTTTTCGCAAAATAAAAACGGCTACTTATTAAAAAGTGCCGTTTTCTAGTTTTTACGTTCTCGAATGTTTTGCCTAAATCATTGTTTACATTGTTTACAATCCTGCGAACCGCCGCCGCCATTGATTTGGTAAGCGTAAACAATAAAGTAATGTATTGTTTACGGTTGTTGCTTTTGTAAACAATGCTATTTTTTATTGTTTACGTTTCGCCAGCCATTTATATGCTCTTTTAGCACTCTTAAAGATGTAAACTTCTTTAATTTCGGATTTCCTTTCTAAAAGATACGAGCTTTTATTTACTAAAAACCCGCAATTAACTATACTAAGGCCGTCATTGTTTAAGACGCATACCCCCTTTTCTGTTTCTAAAAGCAAGCCCCTAGTTTTTGTTTCATCGTTCCAAACTATGCCTACTTTACTGCTTTTATCCAACTCTACTGCATACCCCGTTGTTACTTCGGATATTATTAACTCATCTCGGGTGTAAACTTTTCTACTAATCTGTAATTCTTTCATAATTTTATAGTTTTAATCTTGGGGTTTCGCCCCGTTAATACTTCTCTGTTGTTCCCTGTTTCCACCCGCTCGAAGGCCTTAACCATCGCCTCGTTGTCGGCCAAATGCACGCTTTTACAGCGCAGCAGCCATTTGTAAAACTTCTCTGCTTTTTTCATACCCTGCCAATTTTAACGTTAAACGCCCCACATTTTTCATCAACTTTCTGCATCCAGCGCAGCTCCTCCTCCTCCTCCTCCTCCTCCTCCCTGTCAGGGTGACCCTTTAAATAAGAAATGCAAGGAGCGCCGACTGCCTCATAAACGTATTTAGCCCGCGTTTTCTGCTTGAGAACGAGAAACGCGTTAAGGCTCTTCTCGTTCTCAAATTCGGCCACATTAGTAGTCCCGCGCTCTGTAATCTCTACGCTAAACCGCTGCTGCGTTACAACCTTCTTAGCCGCGGCCCGCTTCTTAAGGAGAGCCTTAGCGTGCTCCAGCTCAACCGCTTGCAGTAGTTGCTCGGTCTTAGTGCTCAAGGCGTCCTCGATGTCTAGGAAGTTCCTTAAATCCTGCATTCGTTTCTCGAAACTCATACCTGTTTTACTTTAGTAGTTATAGTTATTAACGCCCCCGTTTTACCGCCTTGGGGGGCATCGTTGGTAAGTCTGAACTCAATACCTAGCCCGATCAGGGCTGAGGTTATTTCGCGCGTCCTGTCGGACGTAGTGCGGTAATTACCCCTACCCTGCACGTTTACGGGCCGTATTCTCTGCGAACCCCTAGAGACCTGCATAAGCCAGTCGAATACAGTAGAGTTGCGGTTCAGATGCTTGTCGGCTACAAGCTTCTCGATTTTGGAGGCTAGTACTTTTGATGTAGTTAATTTCATAATTTCTATATTTTCTTTTAGCGTTATTGCTGGTACAAATATACTTCAATACCTTAAAAGTGTAATACGCTTTAACAATTATTTAACTTTTTAAATACTTGTCAATCTTTGCTTTGATCGACTGCATAAGGCTCTCCTGTGTATTAGCTTTACTATCCAGCGCAGCGATTACTCGCTCGTCTTCCGTTCCAATGGCGACCAGTCTGTTAATGGTAACGCGCTCCTGCTGCCCCTGTCGGTCTAGTCTCTTGTTAAACTGTTGGTACAGTTCCAGCGACCAGTTACAAGAGTACCACAGCGCAATATTCGAGCCCTCCTGTAAGTTCAGCCCGTGCCCACCAGAGGCGGGGTGCATGAGTAAAATAGGTATTTTACCCGCGTTCCAGTCCTTGATATGCTGGTCGGTCTCGAGCTTCACGGGGCCGTACTTCTTTAACTTCACAAGTAGCCTATCCAGCTCGTGCTTGTACGTGTAAGCAAGCAGCACGGGCTTACCGTTTGCCGCCTCGATAACCTCCTCCGCGGCTTCGAGTTTAACCGCGTGGATAGTGTGGACGTTGCGCTCCTCATCATACACCGCCCCTCCAGCGAATTGCAGCAGTTTGTTTGATAGGGCTGCCGCATTAAGCGCGGAAACCTCGCCGCTCTCGTCTATCCCGCTAACGAGCTCTAGTACTTTGTCGCGCTCGAAGTCGGTGTACCGCTTCATAACCGCGGCCCCCAGGTCAAGGCTTATATCGTTGTAAATAGCGGGCGGCATATCGAGATAGTCCTCAGCCTTCATAGATATGCAGATGTCCCCTATAGCGTCGTGGATGAGGGTATCGCTGCCCTCTTGAGCGTTGTAGTTGAACACGATATGTCCGTTACGCTTACCCGGACTAAAGTACTTGTCTCTGAAACCCGTCAGCGTTTTACCGAGCCGCTCCCCCCGATCCAGCAGCCATATCTGCGACCATAAGTCGATAAGGCCGTTAGGCGCGGGCGTACCTGTTAAGATGCATATTCTAGTGAAGTAGGGCTGCAAGTGCTTCAGGGCCTTGAAGCGTTGGCTCTTTGGGTTTTTAAACGAGCTCGATTCGTCAACCACCAGCATAACGTCTTCCCCGAGAACCCTAAGGCTTTGGTACATAGACTGAAACCAAACCACGTTATCGCGTCCTAACATATAGATGTCAGCCTTGACCCGTACCGCGTCCTTACGCTGCCGCTCGGTACCTATGATCTTAGATATGCGCAAGCCCTTGAGGTGTGCCCACTTCTCCACTTCTGCCGACCACACCGATTCAGCGACCCGTTTTGGAGCGATGACCAGCGCAGCGTCAATCTCGAACTCCTCGAACTTAAGGCGCTTAATAGCGGTGAGCGTAGAGATAGTCTTGCCTAAACCCATATCCAGAAACACTCCACATGCGTGGTTGGTAAGTATGTGTTCAACGGTTGCCCGTTGGTAGTTGTGTAAGTTTAACTCGTTCATTATATGTCGTAAGCTTCTGTTATACGCTTCGAGGCTATCTCGAAGTACTTTTCATCTCGTTCAATTCCTGTGAACTTACGCGAGAGATTGCCACACGCAACTCCCGTTGTGCCGCTCCCCATTGTAAAATCTAAAACGGTTTCGCCTTCGTTTGTGTAGGTTTTAATTAGGTACTCCATTAAGGCTAATGGTTTTTGAGTTGGGTGTTCACCGTTTATACATTTAAAATTAATTAAAGTATATGGATTTTCCTTTCCTCCGTTTGATACATTTGTAGGTATATTTTTTTGTTCTCCATAAGTTCCACCCCCTTTTGTTCGTGTGAATACTCTTTCTTTAACTTCTTTGAATTGCCTGTTGTATGTAGGTTGCTTTTTATAAAAAACACTTATATTTTCTGTTTTTCTTAATGGTTGTTTTTTTGCGTTTAAAAACCCTGTTGGTCTACTTTTTTCCCAAACCCAATCATACTTATAATTCTTAATATTACTCATTCGTAGAGCCGAACTAAACGGCTCACTACCAAACAAAACAATAGCACCGTTAGGCTTTATTATCCTGTTTAACTGCTCCCACATAAAGTCAAACGGTATAACGCTATCCCACTTGCAGGCGGTCGTACCATACGGAGGGTCGCAAATAATAGCGTCAACGCTCCCACTAGGCACGTAGTCCATAAGTTCAAGGCAGTCGCCCTGCATTAACTTAAACATCCGTTATATTTTCAACAAACGCGTCAATCCCTTCTACGCTGTCAATTACAGCAACTACAAAGCCTAGTTTCTCGAGCCGTTTATGAACTAGTACTTGGTCGGGGCGGGCACGTTTTCCCGTGCTTTTAAGCTCAACAAAATACGAGCGGCCCTGTAGCATTACTAACCTGTCAGGCAGTCCCGAAACGAACGTAGGGAGTAGCTTAATAGTGTAGCCCCCTACTTTTTTAATCGATTGCAAGAGCTTCTGCTCAATGCGTTTCTCAGATATTATTTTCATGTTTATTTATTTTTGATTCAACTATTAAGTAACCGCCCGCCTCTCGGAAGTCCTCCATTATAAAGCGGGCGGTTACGTGTGCCATTCTCAGCTCTCTTGCAGCGTCGTAGTAACTGATGCCGTTCAGGACTAACTGCACAAGTGCAATCCGTTTAGAGTTCCTCTCTTGCGTAGTATTTCTGTTTGCCATAAGTTCCGAAATTCTTAGTTGTTGCTTTATACTCCCAACCTTCAACTGACTTCATAAGGTCGTTGATGTCGCGGGTTTTGTACCTATCCATATCTTCACGGTTCTTACCGAAACACTCGGCCCACACCTCCGCAATACACACTACCTGCCGCGCGTCGCCTTTGTCGGTCTTACCCTCTAGATACATTCTACGTTGGTAGATATCCATTTCAACCCATTTGCTCGGCAGCCTTGCTTCAAGGTACTGCTCAAGTAAGCCTTTACGCTCGTCGCTCTCTGAGTGTTCGAGCTGCTTACGTTTAGCCAAGGCCTCGGCCTCGCTAGAGAGGAAGAGCGTTTCTCCAGCTTTGAAGAGCTGCACGGCCTCCGCCCACAGTTGGTCAACCTCAGGCACTAAATCAGTCCATACGTCCTTCTTTACCCGCTCTGGTATTACTTCAATAGGGAGGAAACGCCTGTTACCATTCGCCCCTGTTAGGAAGTTGCGCTCATTGGTGGATCCTACGAAAACGCATTGACGCTTATAAGTCTCGGACGTTCGAGCGTATGCGGGTCTAAAGCTATCCTCCTGCTTTGTGATGAAGTGCTTTACTGCCTCAACCTCGGCCTTGCGCAGTCCTGCGAGCTCTGCCATTTCGATGATCCACGCGCCTTGTATTTGCTCAAGAGCCTCTTTACCTTGAACCGTCATAAAGGTATCAGAAAACCAAACCTTACCTAATATTTTGAAAAAGCTAGATTTCTTAGTACCTTCTGCACCTACAAGCGTCAGCACGTTGTCGTACTTGCATCCCGGAACGAATACACGTTTAACCGAGGCAACCATGAATTTTCGTACCGCCTCCTGCGTGTAGAGGCTCTCTAGTGCTCCAAAGTAGTCAGTAAGTAAGTTATCAATTCGTTTTACACCGTCCCACTCCAGCGCGTTAAGGTAGTCTTTTATAGGGTGAAAGCTCTGTTTTTCAAACTCGATAGCGAGGGAGTCGTCAATCTTTAACGAGCCACTTATGCCGTATATAGTCTCAATGTAATTCCTAACGCCTGAGTAGTCCACGTCCTTAATAGGTTCGGGAGTTGAGATTTTACGCCACGGGAGCGTCCTAAACACATACCGTTTTGTATCAAACTGATTGCGTTTGAACGTATCTTTAAGCCTTGGATCATTCGCAAAAATTACGGTTATATTTCGAGCGCTAGAGAGCGGCTTACCTTTGCCGTCAACCTCCAGAGCTTCTGCCCAAGTCGTGTCCTCTTGGTCGCCTTCAACGTTCGGTGCGTCGTCCGCGTAGTCGTAGTCCGAGGTCTCGAACATTTCAGCTATAAGCGTAGCCTTGACCCCCGCGTCTTCACGGGAGAAGTCCTCCATAGCTACGAACGACTTAGGTCGAGCGGACGTGTTGGCCTCGTTATCGAAATGTCCGAACTTATGCAGTCTTACAAGGTCAAACGCGTTGGATAGCTTACCTCCGCAAGGGTCTGTCCCGTGGTGCGAGTAGGCGAAAGTATCTTCGTAAACCATAAGCCCCGCAGCCGTGCTACCCTTGGTGTAGGTGTACCGCTTGTCGTCTGCTGTAGCGATGTACTCATCGCTTAAGAAAGCCTCAATAGCTTGCGAGATAGTGTAAGTACGGCAAAACGCTCCGATTATTCCTTTTTTCTCTGTAGGATCTTCCTGCTTCTTTGAAGCCTCCCCAAGTTCACGGATCTTTCTGTCAGCCGTTGGCCAGAGGCTTGTGTCCTTCCAATCGATGTAGGATTCGAGCGTCTGGTCAACGTCAAGCCAAGGACCGTCCTGCTCCTCGAAGTAGTACTCCACGTCTTTAGGGCTCGAGGGCCAAAACATAAGGCGGTTAGTCTCGAAGGTCGTATTGTCAAATAGCTCAATCCCAAGCACTCCAGCTATCTTACGACTTACAGCCACGTACTCGTCAGGCGTTGCCTCGCGGCTAAGTGGGATGAGTAAGCGGTAACGAGGTGTGAGGTCTGAATGCTTATGAGTGCCGTGTATAATTGCGGCACAGTTGAAAAGCATTGTGAAGTCCTCCCAAAATTCAAGGTGTGCAAAGTCGATGTCTAGCGTTGCTAGTTGTCTACTTACAACCGTTGAGGGGCTGCGCTTACCACCGCGCAAATACCCGCCTACATACCCGCCTACGTCCTTTATTTTGCTCTGTTCCTCTTTAGAGGCGTTAATGAACTCCTTATAGGTCTCGTTCGTTTTTTGGCCCTCGCGAAGTTTTGCGGCGAAGTCCGACCACTTCCAAGCCTTATTTTTCCATACCTTCGACTTTGCGCCGAGGGCAGTAGCTATGTTGATTTTATGGTCGTGCATCATATTACTTTTAGATTAGCGGCTTGTATCCAGTAGTATTCTTTCTCTGGAGAAGTGATCCATATAAATGAAGAGGCTAAGGCGTTCCAGAGGCTGTCCTCTCCTCTATTTAACCGATAAGGCGCAGTATTAGCGATAGCTTTCGCTCTAACGTCCTCAGGCAGTAATTCAAACCATTCTCTTACTGTTTTCATAAATTCTTAATTTAAAAGTTAACAAAATTATTTCACTATATTATCAGATACCCACACCCAGTAAGGCAATTTTTCTGGGCTATCGCTCCAAACAAAGGACGTAGTAAGCGCGTGCCATAAGTCGGGGGCTTCGCTCTCTAGCTGCGTCTGCGATGTGTTAGCGATAGCGCGGCGGCTTTCGTCTTTAGGAAGCATTTTGAACCAATCTTTTACTTTTTTCATATTACTCTATTTTATTAATAAATGCCGCGGCCTCGACTTTCGAGAACCCTGTAAATAGTAACCCAGTGCTGAACTCAATCAGTTCAATCTCTTCTAACTGCTCCCGCGTTGCAATAGGGAACTTGTACCCTTTGGTTTTATTTAAACGCGTTGCAATGGTTTTGAGGGTGTCGTGTTGTTCCTGCTCCAGTCGGTGCGTGAACATTTTTTTAGTGGTTTTTTTCATTACTTGATTCTTTTTGATCCCATCCAGTTATTACTTCCGTTTTGCTTATAGGGGGATTCTAACCAAAAGCCGCGCTTACTTTCTTTTAATTCTTCCCTAGATGCAACTTTAACTGTTTTTTGTTGCTTTTGCTCGTTTCCTTTAAAGATTGTCAATATAAAAGTTTTCATAATTCCTGTAATTTGCTTTAGCTTTATTGCTGGAACAAATATAAGGCAGCATCTTAAAAGTGTAATACGCATTAACAATAATTTAACTTTTTAATCCTTCTTATAAAACGGGGTCAAGTACCCCTCGGCAGGAAACGGTACGCCGTTGTAAACATCCGACGTTTGCCCCATTAAATCACAAATTTGATCTAGTGCCTTCTCGCTACCAATTACAGGAACTTCGCACACCGCCTCATCGTGAACGTGCAGCACAATACTATAGCCCGACTTGTCAACGCGCTGCATCGCCTCAGCGAGTAAGTCTCTCGCTATCGCCTGTACTATATTCTCGGTCAACTTGCCGCCGTACGTGTCAACCCAGCCCCACTGTTTTGTAGTCTGATCCATTCCTTTATAACGGATTGAGAGGTTGTCCCATTGATTTTTTGAAAAGCTCGGTGACTGGTAAAACAGCTTGCGTCCAGATGGCAACTGTATTGTAAGTACTTCACCGTTGTAGTCGAACACCAGCCCTTTATGCTGCGAGGTTACGGCCTTGCGAGTTTTTAGGGCTTGAATGGCGCACTGCTCCAAGTCGTACCAGAGTTGCACTATTGCAGGGTTAGCCTTGCGCCACTTGGTAACAATTAACTTCATTTCAATTTCACTCAGTCCCATTTTTTCACCGCCCATGGTCTTAAGTGCTCCAACGCTGCCCTGGTACCCGAGGGCCAACTCTGCTACTTTACCCTTAGCCCTGTAATCCGAGCCCTTGGTTACTTGCTCTATTGGGACGTTAAACATTTTGGAAGCGGACGCTTCGTATATTTTGCCGTGTGTATTGAACACCTTAAGCCTCCAGGTCTCCCCCGATAGCCACGCTATAACTCGGGCCTCAATCGCGCTGAAATCTGCAACAGCGAAGGTGTGCTCGGGCTTAGCTATAAACGCCGTTCTTATGAGTTGGGATAGCAGACTTGCAATGTCGTCGTAAAGCATCTTAGTAAGGTCGTAGTCTCCACTAGCAACAGCCGCGCGGGCTTGCTCCAAGTGCTGCAAGTGGTTTTGTGGCAGGTTTTGCATCTGGATCAATCGACCCGCCCAGCGGCCCGTACGGTTAGCCCCGTAAAACTGCAACAGTCCTCGGGCGCGGTTGTCGTCGCCGTGGCAGTTGATCATAGATACATATTTCTTTGTGGAGGTCTTAGCCCCCATTTGTCGTAGCTTTAATACCTCCCCGACTATCGGGATAGTTTTACCCTCGAGCAGTTCTAAAACGTTCCCTTTTGCCACGCTGTTGACTTGTAGCCCGGTTTGAGCACTTAACCACTTCTTTAATTGAGCGGGACTGTTTGGGTTGTCCAGCCGCGTTAAGTGCTGGAGCTCTAGGAATAGTTCCGCGCTAAATAGGTCGTCCATTACAGTAGCTTGCAGCGCAAAGTCGGTATCTATTAAAATACCGCGGTCGTTTATCTGTTGATCTAAAATGTAGTGCTGCCGTTCCATTTGTGGAATTTTGTACTCTATCAACCTAGCGCCTACGTTACGCTCGGCATTAACGTCCTGCTTGCAGTAGTCCTTGAAGGCATCCCACTTATGCGGGTCGTGTTGTGGCAGGTTTCGAGTTCGCCCGCCGTTTACCTTTGTAGGTTTAACCGGGCAAGAGAAGTACTTAATTAAAGCCTTACCCTCGGCCGACTTGCCGTCCTGCCCAAGTTCAAGTGCTTTACTTACGCCGTCCAGAGATAGCGGGAGGCCACAGTACCCCGCTTTTACCGCCGAGCAGTACCACTGTTCAATAGGGGTTTTAAGTCCGTAAGCCTCGAACGCTCTACGCTCAAAATTTGCATTGTGGGCGTGTTTTTGTACGTCTTCGTCTCTAAGAGCGGGGGCAAACCAAAAAGGCAAACGCTCTCCCGCTGCAAGGTCTATTATAGTAACCTCGGACTGGTCAAAGGCGTAGGCAACCATTAGTATTTCAAAGTCGGGACTTTCAAAGTATTTATAAGCCCCGCACGTTATAAGGTCAACGCTGCTGTAGGTCTCAATGTCAATGTGTAGTTTTTGCATAGCGGTGTATGTATTAAAAAAGCCCCGATTGAATTACCGAGGCTTTAGTGCTACTGATTAAGAGGTTCTGCCCTTAGCCCTTAGCGTAATATTTCACTCTAATAACGCCAGAGTACGCGGGTCTAAGATTAACTTTTTTAAACCAAAAAATGTTTATTTGCAAAACTCCCGTAACGCTGCGGCTCTGCTTATGCACGGCATATATTATTTAACTTCGCAAGCTACGAAGTGTACGGCAGTGGTTCAACACGACTTGGTAAGTTCCCGCACTTAAACAAATACAAACTTGTAGAGAGGTTGCGGGGGTCGAACCCGCAAAACCTCAACCTCTTTTTAATCTAAATCTCGTCCTCGTCGCCAAACGCGTCGTCGATGTCTATGCCTCCACCGCCTAAGCGTTCACCGTCTCGTGTTTTTTGGAATGCCTCAAAACCCGCAGCGATACCTTTTGATTTAATATCGTAAGCATACAAGTTGACTACTACTTTACCATAAACGCCGCTGTAAATCTCGTCGTCATCCTCCGTAAGCGGAGACTTTGAACGGTCTACCACTATAGGGCGTCTTTGGTTCGAAGCGTTAAAAAACCACATACCCGCAAACGTTGGATCGTCTGGGTACTCCTCGTCCCCGTCTCTTAAAGGGGTTTTCAAATTAGCGGGTACTTTACCGCCAAACTTAATCTTACCCGCTTGTTTAGCGAACTCTAGGGCAGCGTTAAAGCGTGCTACTGTCGCCTTGTCCTTTTTAGGAATTAAAATCATACTCCCGTACTTCGGGGTCTCTCCCTCGTTCATCGCTCGCGCCTTAAACAAATTTGCGTAAGACAATCTTACCTCTCCTGTAACCACTTGGTTTTCTCTTAAAGCCATAATTTCAAAATTGAATAGTTATTAATAATTTTCTGTAAATATAAAACTTATTTACGATATACGCAAATTTATTTTATATTTCTCTTTGCAATTTACCAAAGTCGTCATCTAGTCTCTGGTGTTCGTCTCTAGCTTGCTCTAGTTGCTTGTGCAACCTGTCGAGGCATGTTTGCTTTAACTCTTCTAAAAACTGCCTAATTTCGCTATTAGTGTAGACGCTAAATAACTCTTGCGACACTTGACCTGCAAAAGCGCTAATCTCGCTAATTGGTTGCGGTTCAGTTTTTACAGCAGTGCTCTGGTTTTTTGCGTAATCTCTCATAATCTAAAGTATTAATTGTTTATATTTCTTCGTCTAAATCCTCGAAGTAGTCCTCGTTGACCATTTCGGGGCGTTTGTCGCTCTCATCTACTAAAGTAGGTGAGGTTCTCTTACTCTCCAGTACCTCGGAAAACATAATAGGAAAATTCTTTTTACCTACTAATTTTTCTATTTCTCCTATGCCCTTCATTTTCACATTGGTAAAGTCCTCGGTCTTGTAATTGCCTGCTAGAAGTTCACGCGCTGCCTGCTCGTCGCTCCAGCCGCGGCGGTTTTGACCGTCAACAAGTTTAAGCCCGTCCCACTTCTTACCCCCCATTGCCTCAGCGTACATATACGCTTGAACGCTAGAGAACCACTTACTTACTGCGTCTATCTTAGCGTACACCTCTGTTAGTTGTTCGTCGGTTAAGAGTTGAGGATCTGTAAATGCTTCCCGCGCGGCTTCGAGCGCTAGGGCCTGCTGTGCTGCACACTTAGGGGAGGCTTTGCAAAACTTGCACCAGTCGCCTGTTTTCTGCTCTCCTTGGCCCTGGTAAGCAATTAACGCCGTGGGCTTGACAACTTGTTCGCCCCATTTAATTAAATCACTTGCAGCGATCTCCCAGGAGCTTATAGAATCCATGCGGGGCTGCGTTACGGTTAAAATTACGCTGTTAATGTCATACTTAACGTCGTATTTGTCAAGTGCTCCAGCGGCGTATAGCTTGAGCTGGGAGTTATTATCGGGTGAAACGCGAACCCCAAGGCCGTACTTCAAATCCACAACCTCCATAACGCCGCAAGCAATTATAATTACATCGCAAGTTCCAAACCCGCCCTCGATTAGGTGTGTAATATCGACGCGCTCCTCAATTAGCAGTACCGCGTGCTTGTCAGACTTCTGCGCCGCTGCGAACTGCTCGAGGGCATAAGTAACATGTACGTTGACGTAGTCCAGCATTTCAGCGCTGTAGTACTCCGCCTTACTTAGCGCGGTAAATTGCGCTTTATAGGCCTTAGCGTCAATCCTGTTTAGGTACTTTTTTAATAGCAGCTCTGCGAACTCGTGAGCTAGTGTTCCCTCCTGCGCAAACGAACTGCTTTCGTTCTTAAAATTCTCCTCCAAACGAGGCGAAGGTGTGCAATTAAGCCAGCGATCCGCTCCCGAAGCGGATAGTAGAGCGTGGGCCCGTGTGGTGTGCTCGATTTTTTTCATTTTACTTATTAATTTCTGATAGATGAACCCAGCTAGTTGGTAGTGGGGTGTAAGCCCGTGAGCGTTGATCTGGTAGTCCGTAATTCGTGCAGCAGCGTTATTAATGCCCTGCTGCTGCACTACTTTACTTTTGGCGTTAAAACTTTTAAGGTAAGCCCTAATTAACGCTTTAGACGCGGCTTGCATTACTTCAAGCCTTCTAACCAAGTCTTAAAAGCACCGTAATTCTTAACAGGCATATCTGCGAGCTTAGAGCCTCCTAGCTCTACTATCTTAGCTTTTAAAGCCGCTCTGTGGTTGTCAAGTACTGTAGGCGTCACTAACGCTCTTAAGTCGTCAAGTGTTACCTCTGCTGCCTCAGGTTCTGGTGCCTCAGGCTCCTCCGCAGTAATATCGGGAGGGGCTAATAAACCTGCCTCTTTCGCAACTTCTAGGTGTTGAGTAACTCTTTCGCTTACCGTTACGCTGTACTTGTCAACTTCTGACTCCGTGCGCTCTTTATCCGCAAACGCTTCGCTAGTTGTAGCCGTGCCTCGTTTAGCCCGTGTACGCTTTGCGGGTTCTGGAGTTTCTGCGGTTTCGCTTGCAGGAGGGGGCGTTAAAAATCCAGAGGCCTGCGGCAATTTGTATTCTACTTTTCCAAAGTCCTGCGTTGTGAAAGTGTCCTGCTCCTCATATTTTAGCGGGGCTAAGATGAAAGCGCTTAATGCTGCACGTTGGGCCGTTCCCAACTCTGACAAATTGAATTCTAAATTTAATTTACTCATTTTAAATTGATTTTAACGTATTACTGTTTTTTGTGATTATTAAGTCTGTGATGTCTGATAAAAAGACTTTAAGTGGGGCATTTTGCGCTCGAACTCGGTAAATAAGCGTGCGATCCCCCGCTATTATTTTGTAGACATAGGCTATCCAAAACTCCGTGTTTACTTCCAGTAAAACGTCGCCTTTTCTAAAATTAAGCTCTTCTGCTTTATTCGCTGTTACGTCCCAAGTGTCAGAAATTAAAAAGCCCACAGGAATATCCGTAATTTCTGCAAGGATTTTAAACTCCTCCACGCTCAAAGGGCGCTCTCCTGAGAGAACGCGGTTAAGCGTCATAAGCGGGTGCTTTGCGTCCGGGAAGAGTGCCTCGGCAAGTTCTCGCTTACCTAACTTTTTTAGTTGAATTATTTTTTTAAGTGTTTTCATTGGTAAATATTTTTTACAAAGATAAAACCTTTAAAAACTAAAAAGCAAATAAATTTTAATAAAGTTTTAAAATTTATTTATTGTTTACGCTTTTTACTACTGTTTACGGGACTTACAAGCAGAAGTAAACAATAAACGCGTAAACAATGGCAAACTCTTTATATAGCGTAATAACGTAATATACTATAAGCCTATATAGCCTTATATAGTACTATATTATTAATTATATATTATTTTAATATTTATTGTTTATATTGTTTACTTCATAGAAAAAGCCCCATAGCATTGGGGCTTTAGCGTATCTAATAAGTGTATTTTATTGTTGCCTTTGTTGCTGTTTTTTGCGAAATTTAATGTAAATCCAAGAAATTATTATACTTAAAAAAGGAACCCACCACATCGAATAGCTTTCCCGCTCGGTTTCTTTTTTAATGTTTTCGGTATTTTCTTTGATTTTTAAAAAGGACTTAATTTCTAACTGCTGCAATATTTTACTTTTATCTGTCTTAATTTCTTTTACTACCTCTTTTTTTGAAGTGCTGGAGCGGTCAACTTTTGCGTTTTGCCACGTTGTTGTAGTTGTCCCATCCTTTGTGCTTTCGGTCTTAACTATCGGTTTTAAAACGTCAATGGGTTCTAGCTTTTCACTGCTAAAATTAACCTCTTTAACGGCTTCTTTTACAGTTTCAATATCTTTCACCGTTTCCGTTTTTAAAACGGCTGAGGTGGTGGCTTCTGACTGTTTGGACGTTTTAATTTTAGACTTATTAGACTTTCTGGCCCCGCAACTGAATAGCAAAAGTGATAGCGTAATTAGTAGTATATTTTTCATGATTTTATATATTGGATAATTCAAAATGCATTCCGTCTTTTCGCTTCCAAGTTCCACCCCATTCAAAACCGCAATCTGTAAAGCATTTTACAAATTCAGGAGATAGTTTTGGAATCATATTTAATTGATTTTCTGCCTGATTTACATCAACAGCAATGGCCCAACTATGTAAGCTCAATGATGCTAGTGCTCTTTTACTTCTAATTACAAATACTCCATCCCAAGTTTTTAATTCACTTGATAGACCTCTGCAAATAAGCGTTCGTAAAGCATTACGCAAAGGGTTAAGCATGTCTTTATTAAGAAATATTTTTTTAGGGAAACCTAATGTTCCAAGTGCTGAAAATCGAACGTGTTTGAACGCTTCTAAAATGTCCGCTTCGACAATCCATAATTCAAAATGTTTGCTCTGAGTAGCGAGTAAATTAGGGTCCCCGTATTTTTTTAATGCTAGTGCTGATGTTACCATTTTATTTGTTTTTTAAATTATTATTATCAAAAAAATTAAAAAGCTTATCGATGTAAAAAAGTAAATAATTTCCGATTAGCTCAATTAATTTACTGATAAAATCGCTTGACTTATGCTGTTTTTTATCTAAAACAGACCTGCACGAATTAAATATTGAAATGCACTCGTTTAGTATCATTATCTTTATCACTGTTGTAACCATAAGCCTGAAATCTGCAAATCCTAAGCCTCTAGCTGTTAAAGCTAATACCATAACAATAATTAAAAGTATTGATTTTTTAATTAAACCCGCCCAAAACGTCTCAATACTAAAACTCATTGCTGGAAGTGCTACACTCTTAACTGCCCCGACAAACATATCGGTAAATATTAAGACTATCATTATAATTGCTACATCGTAATCTATGTTTAAATACACTAAAAAGCTGTATAACAAAGTTTTAATTTCGTTAGCGTAGTCTTGAATTTTCATTTATACAAATATTAAAAAAATTAAACTTCCTAAAAATCCTCCAAACACTCCTGCCCAAACATCATTAATCATATCTTGCATTTTTTGATTTGCATTATAAAAACGTTCTTGCATCATTTCCCAAAATACACAACCAATAAATAATATAAACAAAGATACTATTACTTGTTCTAGTTTTCTTAAATCTGTAAAACTAAATAGCCATAGTAACACTACCATTGTCCCCGAGCCAACTACAAAATGTTTGTGCCATTTATGCAGTAATACTTGTTCTAAAAAATTTTTCATTTTAATTTTATTTAGTTGTTATTTTAAAGAAGTTTTACAAAGTTCTACATAATCAAAATACGCTTGAAATTCAACGGGTTTTGTTTCTTTTTGCCTTTGGATTGCTATTTCATCGTCCATTGAGTACCGTTCTCTGATTAGCGGAATAAGCTTGTGAATGGCTTGAACGGTGTAGGTTTCTCCGTCCTCATTTAGGGAATATCCTTGAATGTCCCAATGTTCTAGTCCAGTTAAATCGGGCTGTCCGTTTAATTTTGCTACTATCATTTTATATGTCTTTTATTAATTTTGCAGAAATTATATTTCCTGCTATGTTTTCCAACGCAATCGTTCCAAAGAAATTAATGCTATTAAAATAAGCAATATCGTTAAGGTTATAAGCGTTGCTAATATTTAGTCTGTCGCTTTGAATTTCTATAATAGTTCTTGCTGAATTTGAGTATATTCTAAAAGTAAAATCAAATTCAGAGTCTATCCTATCAGTTCCTGAAATCCCATTGTTTGTATAAGAAATCGAAGCAATGGTGGTATTTACTCCTGCCGTTCTTTTTGTTATGATGACCTCACCTCTAGTTGATAAAGCGGATATATAGTTATCTTTGTCAATTAAAAATCCAAATCCAGCCGCTCTGGCTGAGTTTGGTGGGGTATTACGTATCAAAACTTTAGAAATATAAGAGGTTATAACTCCTGCTGATGTTATAGGTATTGCAGTTATCGAAAAAGCTGTTCCAGTTGCTTCGTTTCCAGTAACGCCCCAGCCGGTACCGTTTAAATTCTGGTAAACTTGCCCGCTGTCGGCTGTGCCTAAACTTGTTGAATTTGCACGTATAAAATTATCCCAATAAATTAATTTATCAAAATTAATATCAGTCGCTAAATGTGATTTTAAAAACGGACTTTTAACCCGCATAAACTCCACCTCTGGAATCCCAGCATAAGCCGTGCCGTTACCTCTCAAAATGTTGCCTAACAAGGGGCTTGGTAGTAATGAGCTTAACCCCGTGTTTACTGCATCGACTGTTGGATATTTTGAGCCTGTACCGTCAACCGCTAAACTATTTTGTTTGTTAGCTACATCTTCAGCCGTATATGCTAGAGCGGGAGATGCAACCGAACCGTTGGCCGTTGTACCTATTGAAGGTGCAAAAATAGCTTGTGCAATATTACTTAAATCAACTGTATTTCTCGTTAACACAATCGCCCCGAGATATAACCCATTTTCCGAAATATCTAAATCAGTGATAAAAACGTCAGAGTTTAACGCTGTAATTGCGGCGTTAAGTGTAGTAAAAACTCTTTGTCCGGGTTGTATTCTAATTACCCCATCTTGAAAGATGTAAACCCTCTGAATAGTCGCTAGCGTTGCTGTAGCCCCTACGGGTGTAATTGTCCCGTTTAAGTCATAAATTGCGGGAGTTATGTCTGTTATGTCTGAACCCTCTGCTCCAGTTTGAGTTCTATACCTGAAAGTTATAGGCTCTTGAGCTGCCAAAGTAAACGAATGGGGCTGCGTTGTTAAATTATTAAAATTGGCTCCAGGCTTAAAAACTCGTCCTAATTCCTTTTTTATTTTTAAATTATTAGATACGGGAAAAATACGGTTACCGCTTAAAGATCTAAACCCTAAAGCTTCCAAAATATCTTGTACTTGTCCCCCTATTTCAATATTGATAGTTGGCTGATTGTCAATGTAAGTTACAGATGAATTGTTTAGGTGAATCAAGACCCCAATTCTTATAAAATTACGCCTTTGTGTTGCTGTTAGTGGCACGTTCGTGAAATACAAATCTCCATTAATATCAACAGCTACATACGTTTGCTTTTGAGTTGCGAGGTTCGGTATTGTATTAGCTATCTTAGCTACCCAAGTAACTTTTGTATATGATGGATTGTCAGCATCAGAATGACCATTAACAACGTAGCCAAACCCAGCAGAAAGATCAAACTTTGCCGCATTCGTGTTTATAGTTAAAATCCCTCCTTGGTTCAAACCTGTTGGCCCCAAATTTTTAGAATTTGATACACCTATGTCTTGAGTAAAGGCAACGGCTTTAAAAACTGTTCCATCGTGAATATGCATTCGTGCATTTTCGTCCAGCATTATGGAGCCTTTTGTAGCGTTTGTAATTGTAGATAAAGCCGCAGTAAAGAACTTTTGCATTCCGTTTTTGAAAAGCGTGTATGCGTCTCTTCGGTTGCTTGTATTCGTGCCGTTCCCGTAATTTACAAGTCGGTCTATCAAGTTAAAGCCGAGTGAACTTTGTGGTATATAATCAGTTCCAAAAATTCCGCCTGAATGTTCCGCTTGTGACCTTGCAAACGTATTATTTCCTTCTGCGTGTGATGATACGCCGCTTGCTGTTGTAGCTACTCCTTCCGCATGTCCAGCATAACCAGGTGCATCGGTACCATTTCCTTCTGCATGCGAAATTAAACCACTTGCAGTTGTATTCACGCCCTGTGCGTGTGACTTTGCTCCTGTTGCACCCTTTGTTGTACTTGCGCTATCTGAAATACTTAAATCTACCGCATCAAATCCAATATTACCATAATTTGCGGGGTTTGAATCTTTAAGTCTGTAGCCTGTTTGGTTGTTTTCCGTAACTTTTATAAGCTGACCTGCTGCTACACCTATGTCGCTTAGCATAGCAATAGTACCGCTTTTATTAGGTCTGAGTTGTTCGTAAATAGCTGACTCTGTCGGTTGTGAATTTTTAGTAATTACTTGGTTTTCAAAATCTCCGATTGTATCTTTAGTTCTTATCCTATCAAATTCAACTCTTGTAAATTTGTTAGTGACCGTATTTTGGGCTAAAAATCCTTCAATTATCATTACAGCACTTACCTCAAACTGATTGTCTGAACGTACTATAATAGGTCTATCTGTTACGTTTCCGTTTTCGGTTACGCTTTGAAGTGTTGTACTGTCGGGGTCTATGACGTTCACTACCTGCGCTATTTCATTAATTTTGTCTTTAATGCCGTTGGTTTCGTCCGCACTTAGCTTATTTACTAAAGTAGGTAAGTTAGGCAGTATAACGGCCTCTTTGTCGCCCTCGGCGTTTGCATTGTTGAACTCGTAAGGATCAATCATAATCGAGATATTTTATATGAGAAGTACCCGCCCCAATTAGGGACGTCCTGATACTTACCTTCATTAATTAATACTAGAGCTGTTTTGTAGTGTATCGCTATTGTGTTTTCAATATCTATGAGAGTGATGCTCTTCTGCCCGTTAGTCGGGTTAAGCGCGCCCGCCCTATCCATCACCTTAGCTCCGAAGTTCGTTGATACCAAAGGGTCTTTAATCTCTTGGTAAGCGCAGAGTAAGGCTACGAATTTCTGGAACCCAATAAAAGTAGCGCTTGGATCTCCTGCAATACTGCCCGCCGCTATTCCTGAGGCAGCCTCAAAGCCGAACATTTTAATTAAAATGTGATTCTTAACGTAGTCAAAGAGCTGCTGTCTTTTCTCGTCTGTAATTGACGACGAAACAGGGTAAAAGGCTCTAAGCTCCTGCGTTGTTGGGGTCGTTAGTGGTGTCATTGTCTTCTGGTTTTCCGAGTAATTTTACTGATGTAATTCTATCAAATCCAAAAATAGCCTCTAAAATAGCTATTCCAGATTCAAGTGTAGTAGTGCCTGCCGAGACGCCCTGTTGGATTGAGAGTAACGCTTGAACGCCCCCTACAGAGCCTTTTAAAACAGCTTGCGCCTCTAAGGTTCTATCATCTACATTTTCTACTGTTGCTTGCTCTTGAGCTACCTCTTCTGTTATTGTAAGCCCTATTTTTTTAAAGCCGTCCAAAATGTTAATCGCTTCTTTTTGGCAGGTCTTAGCCCACTCGGCAGTCGCTACTGATATAGCCTCGCCGCTGTTTCCGAACACACCTTCGCTTTGCTTAACTAAAATTAAAGGGAAGCCATAGCAAGCCATAGCTATTTTTTCGCTCGCTTTAGCGTCGGCAGCGTTCAGCAAATCTACTTCAAAATCGTTGGATATTGATACTTTAGATAGTAATTTTGATACGTCGTCAATGTCGCCGCTGTACTCAATTAGTAAATTTTGACCTGCTTCGTCAACCCCTTTAGTAGAACTGATCGCCTCCTTAACGCTGTTTAGCACCGCTATTTCGGTTTCCGTTGCAGCGCTGGACTTCTTTACTATAAATATGTTGTTTCCAAACATCGCGTTATCACATGCTTTGTCTATGTAGGTTGAAGCGTCTGCCTCGGTGCGCATCCACTTTATAACGCTGTACATTGGGGTAACGCGGTAAGGTAGTGAACTATCGTTGTACATGTATATTTGCCCTGCGAACTTGCTAAAACCGTCCTTTTCAAATTGCGATAGCACTACTTTTTTTGAACTGTTAAAAGTTGGGTACTCTTTATCAGAAACGATATTTATAAAAGTAGAAGCGTTGTCGTTGTCGTCGAAATCTTTAACTAAGAACTTCTTAGGGTTCAGATAGTCCCACTGTATAGCCTCTGCATCGACGTTATAAGATACCAATATCATGTAATAGCCATATCTTATATAATCGCTCTCAATCTTTTTCCACAACTCCTGGTACTTCTGCAATAGATTAGTAGGCACGGCGTACTCGTGGAACTTTAAAAGTGCCATAGTCGCTGTAGGGCTGTTAAGGTAGGCTTGGTCAAGGCTTGTAAAAAATAAGCCGCCGTCTAATTGGACGTATCCTTTAGTGTCGACGGCTTTTCTTTTCTTTTTGCCTTTGACTTTAAAAAAGTCGGTGTACATAATTATTATGTTTTAAATTTCGTCCTCATCTACAGTCGGCTCCTTCTTTTGAAATTTTCCGTTACCCGCCCGTTTTGGTGCCTGGTGTTTTACGAAGGGCTTGTCTAAGTTGACCACTTTCGCAGGCTCTAGGCCCTCAAGCAGTTCAGCCATAGCTGCCTCGTCAAAGATAGTGAATACGTGCGGACTTGCCGCGTGTATTGCTTTTGCAATTTCTATTTTTTTACGGATAGCCTCCGCTGTGTCGTTTGTGTCTATTGGATAGAGCACTCCTTTTTGGCCGTCTTTTAGGTAGTTGATACCGCCGCCGTGTAGTTGGTAAGCTTTCATTTTTTTCTGAGATTTATAAAGCTCGTAAGCCTTAGTTAATTTCTGCGCTGCGTTGCCTCCGCATCCTAAGCATCCCGCGTGGGCCGTTATAAAACGCCTTACCTCTACAGGTAAGGCGTTGAACTCTTGGGAAGTCATTATACAATCACCGTATTAAAACGGTTATTGAATAGCGTGTCAGTCGCAGCTAGTCCGCTGTCAAGTAAGAAGTTGTACCCGTTTGGGTTGCCCTCTGCTCCACCGTTAAGGCTTCGCAATGTTCCCGTAACGCGGCCGCCTACCTCATCGCTAGTCGGCTCTACGACGAACTGTAAGCCGTTTTTTGAGCCTAACACTTGGTAAGTATCTACCTCGTCAGCTACTCCAGAGAGCGCGTAAACGAAAACGTACTTTTCCGTTGCCAAAGACATAACCGCCTCTTTTCCTGCATCGCTTTCGCTGTTGGCAATGATTAAGCCGCTAGCTACTTGTACGTAGGTGTCCTTCTTAACGTCGCTAGATACCACTTCGTAATTAGGCTTGACCGCATTTTTCTCCCACTCAACTAGAACGGGGTAGAAGTCGCTACCTACAACAGGGTAAGCGTTGGTAGTTGGATCAACTACAGTGATCTCGTCGTAGGTAAATTTCTTACCAGTAGCCTTTACCGCCTTGAACGCTTTTAAATTGATTAAAAGCCCCCCAGAGAGGGCGTTTAAGTCTGCCGAATCGCACGCCTTCAAGACGTCCGCTGGCTTATAACATAGTGCCATAGTGTTTCGGTTTTAAATTAGTAGCCTAATACGTAAAAATCCGCAGGGAAAGGGTCAACTATCGCAGTCGTTAGACTGTAAGAAGCTAGATATTTTCCGTTCACCGCTGTAAAGTCCTCCTCGAAGGATCCCGCTTGTGTGTAGTTCACGATAGGCAAGCCTAACGACATCACTACTCGGTTAGGCAAGTTCCACGCGTTGCCTACAAGGGCCAAGTCACGGATTGCAGCCGACAATTCAGTGTATTTAACGATTGTCAAATCACCGTACAAAATTACAGGAATTTCAACCCCTCCAGATACCTGTGAAGCTAAAGAACCTACGCAGCATAAGTCGAAATCTTTCAATCGCATAGAGCGAATTAAAGCGTCGTACATTTCTGCCGTAATTTGAACGAATTTCAGAGTATCTACAACCGTTGACATTGTAGCGGACTGCAATAGTCTCATATCCTCAATCACATCTAAAACCTCTTCGCCCGTCCAAGTAGTTTGTAAAGCCTTGGTTAACTCTGCGTTCTTTTCAATCGTGTAACGAGGGGCTGCTGGAGCCAGTGCTACTATCTTAGTCCAAATACCGTCCACTTTAGTGTAGTTCGGTAACAGGGCCGCGTTGGCTAAGTTAGCCGCTACATAAGCCTTCGATCCTAACCAGTTGATTTTCCGAGTTGAGTTCAAAATGTTAGCTATGAAACGTGTTTCGTAACGTGTTGATAGTGCCGCAGTTGGTTCTGGTTTTGACGTGTTAATTCCAAACGCCTTTCGCTCGTTCAAGGTCAACTCGTTCAAACATAGATTGCAACTCGCCATAAAATTATACTGCTTCGATTCCAAAACAGCAGGAAGGTCGCACGATTCCGTAATTTCACAGCCTACCATAGCTACAGCGTCCGCTATGGCTTCTGGAGACAAAAACAGGCTGTCCGCATCTACTTGTAAAGTAGTGTTGTACTTTAAAGATGAGATTGATAACGCCTCCTCGATTGAGCTTAGCTCAAAAACACCCTCTATAACTCTCCCCGCGGGGATGCATACTTGATTCAATGTAGCCATTATCCTAGAATTTTAAATTGTGGATTCGTTTTACCAGCAGCAGCCGCTGGAGCTTGTGGGGCCTCGTGTTTCAAGGAAACTTTAAGTGCCTTCATTTCTACCTGTAGTGCTACAATTAAGCCGTTAGCCTTAACGTTTGCCTCTACAACCGCATCAAGCACTGCTAGTACTTCCGCGTTTGCCTCTACTGCCGCCTCTACGGGCGCTGGAGTAGTAAGCTCGTAAGCCGTTACAATACCGCCTAATACAGTCATCGTGATTGTGTTTTCGCCGTCAGCTACTGTATAGGTACCGTCTGGAGCGTTCACCGCCACACCTTCTGCAATTTCTACGACGTCCGAAATATCGGGAAAAGTAATTGACAAACCATTCGTGTCGTCCACGATTAGCTCGGCCTTCACCTCGACGCCTAACTTGGCTAGCATACTGGCCAAAATTGGATTTTTAATTTTCATTGGTAAATTATGTTTAGTTAATAATTCCTAAGGTTAGTAAATTCGACCTATTCATCGGGAGTTCGCTGTTTTCTAGCAGCGCAAAAATATCCTCGCTTATGTCGCAGCTCGAGCGGAATAGGTTACTTGTAAAGTCTTGGTAAGCGGTTATATCGGTAAGTAGTCCCGTAAGGCTGCTCTTGGTCGCCGTGAAGCCCTGCTCTAGTAATACTCTTGGGCTGTGGTAGTGTACTGAGGCATTCTCTGCCATTTCTCTGTGGTCGCCTAGAAGGAAAAAGAAAAAGCCCGCGCTCTCTGCGTAATCGGGGACGAACGTAACCACCTGCACCCCGCGCTCCTTAAGAGCGTAAACCTTCGCTGCCATTCGTTTAAGGGTTTCAACCTCTCCACCGTGTGAAGTGATATTAAAAACAACTACATCGCCGCTGTTTAAGCCTTGAATGTCCTTGTTAAATTTATTTTCCATTGCGGCCTCAAACGCCCCTACTATGTTTATTTCAACCATTTTTCGCAAATGTTACTTTTATCTTTAGCAAATACTTTAGTGGCAATAGGACAAGCGCACCTGTCGCAAACGTAGCCTTGGACGTCTTTTATTTCAGCGTTAACAAAGCTCGCATAAAACTTTTCACTTTTCTCTGGACAGCCCGCGCAAATAGTTGAGCGGCGTAGAGATTCGTCTGTATGTTTGGAAGTTATGCTGCTCGTTAACGCATTGATAAAATCTATCATAAAGCAAATGTAAATAAACTTTTTCAATAATATATAATAGTTATAGCTTTTTTATTTCAATAGATAAATAATATTTGCATAAGATAAAAAACTTTTATATTTTTGTGAAATAGAATTTTAATAAGTAATAGAATAGTGTAATACCCAAGCTTTCATTTGAATCTTTACTTGTCGGTAAGGTCGCTAGTCTTTATGCGTTGGCCGAAGCTTCGGGGTGTAAAATTTCATACGGCCAAATTAAGGCGAGACTGACGCTTCGGAAATGACGAAGATAAAAAGCCCCTGCGTAAAGTAGGGGCTTAATTTTAAAAACAAAAATATGAAATACAAAATTTTTATAACTGCATACGTCCAAATTGGACTAGTCGCGGTTAACACTGTTCTAATTGCTAAAGGCTACGTTTTAGGTATTTTTTTAGCGAGTTTTACAATTAGCCTACTCTGGAGCTATAACGTATCAAAAGTCGCCCTGTCAGAGTTCGAGGACAAACTACTCTACGCGTTAGGCGCGGGCTTAGGGGCGGTTACGGGGTATTACTTAATTACAGCACTGCTTTAGTTTACTCGCTCTTCACTTTAATAGCTACTTGGTTCTGCACCTCTAAGAAGCTCTCCAGCACTAGAACGGGCGGCGTTACAATCGTGTTACTCTCAACGGGGGCAGTGCTTACCGTTGCTATTGTTGAGGTCTGCGAATTGTTCACGAACGAACCAGAGCCTGATGTAGTTACGGGAGCCGCTGAACCGCTGTCTATGGAGCTGCTTGTACGGTTCGTTTTTAAAATGTTCTTAACCGCTGCGAATCCTGTAGCTGTTGCAAGTGTGATCCCTATAATTCGCTGCGATAGCGTAGGTGCTGCAAGGGCAGCGGTTATTCCTAAGTAAGTATTCACGAGTGCCGAGGCTATAGATAGGGCTTTGCTTTCGCCAAATAAGCTCTCAAGGGCTGCAATGCCGTCCTGCACCATTCCTGCTGTATTAGCGCGCTTCTGCGCCGCTAAAATCCTATCATTTTTGAGACTATCGCTGTTGAATTTCTTTTCGGCTAGTTCTTTTTTGGCCCTAAAAACGTCCTCGCTAATTGTTTGTGAAGCTAGGGCCGCGTCTAACAGTTCTAGGTCTCTAGCGTAGTTCGCCGCTAGTAGTTCGGTTTTAATCTCTTGCTCTGTAGCGTCGCGGTCTACAATGTCCTGTAACCTAATTTGGAAGGCAACCTCCTCCAGCGCTCTATCGTTCGACGCTTTAACCTGTAGTCGTACTTTCTCTCCCTCGTCAAACGCGGCGGACGCTATCGCTATACTCTCGTTTTTACCCGCGTTAATCTTTAGCACCTCCTCGGCATAAGCGCGCTCGCTTAACAAGCGCTTGTCAAGTAGCAGCACTTGAGCCGTTGCTAGATCGTTCGCGCTTAACACTAGCGCGTCTAGCTGCTCTTGGTTCAGCTTTTTATTTTCTGCAAACGCTTTCTTTTGCGCTTGCAATTCCTTATCTATTTGCTCGGCTGCAATGGACAAAATTTGGCTAGATAGCTCTTGTCTTATTTGGAGCTGTGCCTTAGTTCGGTCGCTGCCCGTTGTAGTCTTAAGAGCTAGAGCGTTCTCAAGGTCAAATACCTTTTGAGCGTTTGCAATCCGCTGGTCGGCGGTTAAGTTGCTTGCTGCGGCCTCGGCTTTAATCAGGTCAATCCTGTTGCGGGCTTCCTTGTTCGCAAAGTCAACGGCGGCCTTGGCAGCGGTTAACTCTTGCGCTCGTTTCTCTTTATTAGCCGTTGCTACTACGCGCGAACCTGCGAGCTCCTCGTCTATTACGCCTTGGTTTATTTTGGCCTGCTGCGCTTCCAAGTCTGCAAGTTCTTTGTTTCCCGCTCGGTTCGTATCGTTTAGCTGCTGCTCGATTATTAACCGCTTTATTTTTTGCTGGAGTATGCCGCTTTCAAGCTTGGCCTGCTCTCTAGCTAATTCGTTTTGTTGCTCGTTCGCTTTTACTCGCGCCTCAATGGATTGTGAGGTGTCCTTTACGATCCTATCCAGCTCTTTACGTTTGGTGATATTCTCCTGGGTCTGCTTGTTCAAATTAATTTCAGCCACCTCAATACTTTTGGTTAGCTTGTCAATTTGCGTACCTCGGGCGGCAGCGTCCGCTAGAAACTTAGCCGTTTCCTTGGCGGCTCCCGCTATTTTACCGCCTAAGTTTTCAACTCCCGTTGTGGCTTGAGCTATCCCGTTTCCGACTTTTGCGAAATCTAAATTTACTATCCCGTCAAGGATCACTGCAAACGCTTTAAACCTATTTATTAAATTCGTCTTGACAAATTCTGTCAAGTCCTCAAGTGCCTGTTTTGGATTGGTAAAGGTATCAAATAGGGACTTACCCGCGTTTTGCAATACTCCAATAAAGGACTGGAATATTGCTACAAGCGGACGTGTTACCGATGTAATCTTATCTAGTCCCTCTTGGGTGGAAGATAAGAAACTAATAAAGGGAACGAGCACCGCTAAGATAGCCACCAGCGGAATAGCTAGAAGTGCTATGTTTAACGCCTTGGTTGCTACTGTCGAGGTTACGGTTGCCGCTGTTGCCGCGGTCTGCGTTGTAGCTTGCGCCGCTGTTGCCGCTGCATTCGCCGCGGTTGCTGCTGTGTTGGCCGCCTCTACCTCGGTTTGCGTAGCTTTACCAGCAGCATATTGGAACCCTACAGCGGCTCTCTGTGTTTCCGCTACTGTCGCGGCTTGTGTTGCTACGTTCTGCGCGGCTTGTGCAGTCGCTAAGGTTTGGGATGCCGCTTTACTTGCTTCCTGAGCTACTCTGAAATTACTAATAGTGCTCGTCAACTCACCAATTACGGCCTTGCCCTGCTGCGCAAATCCCACTATTTGAGTAGTCGCACCGCTAAAAGATGAACTCACCGCGCCTAAGAGCTGCGGGTAGTTACCTACGTTGCTTTTCTGCTGCTCCAGGGCCGAGCTGCTGTCCTTTATTAGCTTATTATTAGAATCAATTTTAGCGTTAATGTCGGTTATCGCTTTTGCGCCCTCAACCGTGGTCGTGTCGATTAGTCGACGCGCTGCGATTAACTCCTTTGTATTCGTTGCTGCTTGCTCTTGCGTTTTGATATTTTGAACTAAAGACGCATCCAGTCCCGTTTGCGCCTTGGTTAGCTCGAGTACTGTTTTTTGATTAGCTGAATATTCCGCGCGGGCCTTTTTAAGTTGGCCCTCGTTTGCTACGAAGGTCTTAAGCTGCTCCTCGTTTGCCCCCGAGAGGTTATCGGTTTCCTTTTTTAGCTTCTTTTGCTCGTTTTCCAAATCAATAACCGCTTTCTTTGAATCCAGCAGCGCTCGGTCAAGGTCGGAGTTATCAATTATTAATTTTCCTATTACTATCTCTTCAGCCATGTTACGGGGTTGTTATCGTTGTTGTGAATTTTACAGCTATATCTTCGAAATTTATTTTTGACGTTCGCGTGCCAGTGATACCCGCGAGCGTGAAGTCGAATCTGAAAAATACTTTAATTTTCGTGTTCGGTTGAAGGTTATTTAAAAATCTAAATATAGCGGGTATTGCTATTGTCCCAAGCCCTTGACCGTTGACCGTTCCACTTGCTAAAGTGGTTAGTGAATTATTTACTAAAAGCAAAAGCTTGTAGTCTGTACGTGGCGTCTGTTGGGTGCTTATAGCCTGCTCTATTTTTAAATTGAAAGCCGTAATATCTAGCCTTATTGAATTGTAGAGCTGGGTAGCGTCTATAAGGTTAAAACTAGACGGTGCCGCCCCGTTGCTTGCGAACTCCACGGGAGCCGCGCTTGTAATCGTAGCGTTTAAGTTAGGCCGCGGCCCTACAACATAGTTGAACGGCATAGTTTGGAGCGTACTTGGTAAGAGCCCGTTTTTAATAAATTCAAAATCCGTAACCTGTAAAAAGTTACTTTCTAGTTTTGCTACTCCCGTGTGTTTAAGTGTGATGTAGGCCTCGTTTGATAGCCCCCCGTTAGTGTCGCTCGCTTGAATTATAAGCGAATCGGTCAAAGTATCAGGGAAAACGTCGCTGTCGGCGTTTGCTAGTATCGCTATTGAGCTTTCTAGCAGAGCAGCTATGCTGAACGCTTGAGGCAGTGCAGCAGCAGGCACTAGAACGTCGTTAATTATTAAACGGTTGCGGCTTTGGTTGTAGCTCTTGAAAATTACAACTTCCCAAGGGTACTCGTTCGGTGAAGGAAAAGGGTACATAGATAGCAGGAAAGCCTTGCTAAAAATTACCTTTTCTTTAAAGTCCAGCAGCACGGAGTTGAAGTTATTTAAAGTCGGGCTTAAAACTTTTCGCCCTTTAATTAGCATCGCTCTAATATTTATTTTATCCTTTTTTGTGGAAAAGCTAACCTCTAGCGGAATCCAATACGCGGCTTGCTGCTCTATGTAAAACACTTGGGTTAAATCAAATTCAGCCGCTAGGATAGCATCGTACTTAAACTCTAAATTTTGAATTAACGGGGTTAAAATGAAATCTGTGTACGCTTTATGAAATTCATCATAGACAACTCGCATAGGTACGCTTTGCGCCTTGAACGCAAAAACGGGGTTACGGCTTATTCCTTTCTCAAATATTACGGAGTTCACTAGTCCAAACGTTCCGAGCTTGTAAATGCGAATAGCGGAGGTCTCCCCTACCTCGTTCGCCTCCCTTAGCGCAATCGTGCCGTCCTCTAGTATGTCGCTGTCGTCAAATAGCTGCGCGCCACCAGAGCCGAACTTACTAGCTAAGTATGTGGCACTGGTTTCGCTGCTTAGCGGGTTCGTGAAAAACGAATTAAAGGTATTTTCGCTTTCGGCGTAGGTCAGCTCGTTAGTTTTAGCTAGCCTGCTTTGGAATGTGAAGTCTTGATAGTCTACAAAATATTTTGAGTAGTCCTTAAAGTTGGTTTTATACCGCCCTAGGTTAGTCCAGCGGTTTATAATTACAGTTTTGAGCGTGTCATCTATTGACGCGTAGCAGTTGAAATATGCTAAGGTCTGATTAAGCAAGTCAAACGCGTTCAAACTCTTTTCAAAGTTAGGCGCAAAGCCTGGAACTGTTGCCCCGCCTACGTTGATTTGGTAAAGCCCCGCATTAGGAGAGATATAGTACTTCTCAATCGGGCTGCCGACCTCCACAAAGTCGCCGTATAGCGTGTAGCCCGCGTCCGCAAGCATTTTAGATATTAAGAACTGCAAACGTACAAGCTCGGGCATCTCCTCAATTACATACTGCCCTGCCGGGGACTGCGTCTCCACGTAGGCCACGGCGTAGTTAGGGTTGTTTTGCACGGATATAGCTGTTGACCGGCCGCTAAATTCCGAGTAAGTCTTGCGGTAAAGCCTGTCAGCTACAACCGTGTTAATTAGTAAGTTTTTTAACTTAAAAACTATTGAGCTGTCCGAGTACAGCACGTAAATATCTGCCTTTGTTTTGCTTTCTTTGGTAACTTTTACGGTCTGGTTTTTTAATTGGATTGATCCGTTTAAAACTATGTCAAATTGGTACCCATTACGCAGCGTGTTAAGCTTCCCGCTTGGCAAGCTCGGCAGGTCTAACAGTTTCCTGTTGTTTGCTGTGAGTTCAATAGGGAACGTGTTAGAGTAGCTGTAGCTTCCCTGTATCCCGTTTAAGTTAATCGCTTTTTTGAATGTTACGATTTGAGTGCTAGCGACGTTCAGCCTAAATCCTTTTCTAAATAGTTCTATCATTACAAGCCCATTTGATCTACGTTAGCAATATTCACGTTTAGCGTGTATTCAAAGTCTAATTTTCTTACGTTCAACTGTCCCGTAACTTTACACTCAGTAAAGCCTCGAGGCAGTAGCAATTCTATTTTTGGAGAGCGTAGCATCTCTCTAAACAGTTCCTGCAATTCTAGCGGCTTAGTTCCTGAGAGCGCTAAGCCCTCGGCGTAGTCCACCGAACGCTGCACCTCTGAACTGCGACCGTCCTGCTGGTTGTAGAAGGCGTTATTTATTGCATCGGAATTATTGCGCCCCGCGGTCAACGCCTCTTTAGGGGTGTAAAAGTAGCAGTAGCCAGCATAGGACGTATAAAATCTAAATTGCAGAGTGTCTTCACACTCAGCCGCTTTATAGCTTACGCCGTAAACGGGTATCTGTGGATTGTTAAAAGACGTAGTCATAAGCACGGGCAGGTACATCTGGTCAAGTTGATCTTGCGTAATAGCCGCAAGTTGTACGCCGTCTCCTATTGCGATAGGGCTGTTACTTCCGTTAACGGTTAAGAACTTATCAGATGAGCCTAGCCCTGATGAGAAAACACTAACGGTTTGGTTGAAGCCCTCAGCGAACTCCAAGTAAGTAGGGCCCAATATAGTCATTTTTGTAGGGTCTTTTTGAGATTGCACCTGCTCGGAGAGCTGCGAAATTCCTAACTGTGGAAAATATCCCGTGTTAACGTTTACATCGCTCGGCACGGTGTTCGCAAAAATAAAGCTTTCATCAAAAACATAACCGCTGTCGAAGACAAAAGCCGCATCGTTCGTATCTGTAGCATTCTCGGGGCGAACGTCAACCCCTATACTAAAAGCCTCAATAGTGAATGCTTGGTTAGGGTTCTCGAAGCGATATTCAAAATTATCTAGCATTAAACTTTTTAAGAAGCCCTGCACGTCAACGCGGAAAACGCCCGTGTAGAAGTTTGGCAGTATATTTTTAATAACGTAGCGCCGCTGCGTCCAAAGGCTCTTAAGTTCTAAGTCGGCCACTCTGTCGTTAGGGTTCACGCCTAAGTCCGCATCAGATGTAAACTCGAAAAT